ATTCAGCATATAATATTGAATTAGCTTTGAACAAGCAACCAACAGGATTGTCCTCATCTAATACTACAACTTGGGTGAGTACAAATGCTCCGAAGGTTATTCTTTATGCAACACTTTGTGAGGCATTTAGATTTCTCAAAGGGCCTGACAACATGTTGCAATACTATGAACAAGGCTATCAACAAGCATTACAAGGCTTGCAAATTGAACAAAATGGAAGAAGAAGACGTGATGAATACTATGATGGTGTTCTTCGCTTACCTTTAGATTCTAAACAACCATAAGGAGATAAAATGGCAATTACATCAGCTATATGCAACACTTTCAAAGGTGAATTGTTGGAAGGAAAGCATGACTTTGCTGCGTCTGGCGGTCATACATTTAAGTTAGCTTTGTACACATCTTCAGCAAGCTTAGGTGCAACGACTACAGGTTACAGCACATCAAACGAAATAACTAACACATCAGGATCAGCTTATACCGCAGGTGGTAAAGTATTAACTAGAAATGGTGTCACAAGCTCTTCATCAGCTACTACAGCTTTTGTAGATTTTGCAGATGCAGAATTCACATCAGCTAGTTTTACAGCTAATGGAGCTATGATTTACAATACAACTACTGATGGTGGATCTGGTACTACAAACTGTGTTTGTATTTTAGCATTTGGTGGTGATTTTACTGCAAGTAACGGTACATTTACTGTACAGTTTCCAGCAGCAAATACTAGTGACGCTATTATAAGAATATCGTAAGGAGGAAGCTCTATGGCTTTTGTCCTAAATGACAGAGTAAAAGAAACAACCACTACGACTGGCACTGGCACAATTAATTTGGCTGGAGCAGCGGATACGTTTGAAACTTTTGTAGCAGGTATTGGTACAACCAATAATTGTTTCTATTGTATTTCACATCAAACAGCTAATGAGTTTGAAGTAGGAATAGGAACTGTCACAGATGCTTCACCTGATACTTTGTCAAGAGATACAATCATATCAAGTTCTAATAGTGACTCAGCTGTAAACTTATCTGCTGGCACGAAAGATGTATTTTGTACATACCCAGCATCAAAAGCACCATCTGCTTCTATGTCAGCAACTACATATGTAACAACGCACAATTCAACATTAAGTGATGATCAAACAATAGACTCAGGAGTTTTAGCAGGTCCTGTGACAGTAACAGGGACACAGACAGTAACAGGTAATTTAGTAATAATATAATGTCAGAGGTAAAAACAAATAAAATTTCCCCTGCAACGGGAACCTCTTTCACGATGGGTGACTCAGGTGACACCTTTACCATACCTTCAGGAGCGTCGTTAACTGTAGATGGAACGGCTTCTGGATTTGGAACTAACATTACTTGGCAGACAACAAAAAAGACAGCAGATTTTACTGCTGTATCAACAGAAGGTTATTTTATTGACACTTCTAGTTCAACGATTACAGCAACATTACCCTCTTCCCCAAGCGCAGGCGACATTGTTGCGTTTAAAGATTATACAGCTACGTTTGCAACAAACAATTTAACGATAGCAAGAAACGGATCAAACATTCAAGGTAATGCAGTCGATTCAATACTTAGCACAAACAGAGCAAGTGTGGTGTTGGTGTATATTGATTCAACTAAAGGCTGGTTATATGTACAAGAATCTAATGTTGGTGATTTACAAAACAAACAGTATGTAACTGCCACTGGTGGCACTATTACAACCTCTGGTGATTTTAAGATACATACGTTTACTTCAAGTGGTACTTTCACTGTTTCCGATGCGGGCAATGCTGCTGGCAGTAACTCAGTTGCATACTTAGTATTAGCTGGAGGAGGAGGTGGTGGTAACGCTGGAAGTAGAGGAGCTGGTGGTGGTGGCGCTGGTGGTTTTCGAGAGGGTAAACCATCTGATGATCCCTACACAGCTTCACCATTAAATGCTCCTGCTGGTCTACCTGTTTCTGCTCAAGGGTATCCAATAACTGTTGGAGCTGGCGGTGCTGGTGCACCATCTAATGCACAAGGTGGCAGTTCAGTTTTTAGTACAATCACTTCAGCAGGTGGCGGCACAGGTGGTATCGAAGCAACAAATATTGGAGACGGAGGTTCTGGCGGTGGCGCTGGAGCTGCTGTTAGTCCAGGTGCTCAATCAGGTGGTTCAGGTAATACGCCTCCCGTTAGCCCTCCTCAAGGAAATGACGGTGGTGATAGTACTCCAAGTCCAAATCCAGGTAAAAATGCTGGTGGAGGAGGCGGTGGCGCTGGAGCTGTTGGTAATAATGCTCCTACTCCAGGTGCTGATAGTGGCACAGGCGGTGCTGGTGCAACATCTAGTATAACAGGTTCTCCCGTTCAAAGAGGAGGAGGCGGTGGTGGATCAGGACAAACTCCACCCGCAGCTGGAGGTGATGGCGGAGGTGCAGGAGGTTCAGGCCCAACTGCTAGTTCTTCTCCTGGTAATAATGGCACTGCTAATTTCGGTGGTGGAGGTGGCGCTGGTGGTTCAGGCGGCGGTGGCACTGGTGGTTCTGGTGTTGTCATAATAAGATACAAATACCAAAATTAATGTCATGGCAGAAATTCGTATTCGTAATCAAGGAAAGATTACTGTTCAAGATGCTGATAGTTCTAACGAGGTATCTTTACAAGCACCAAGCACAGTAGCATCAAATCAAGAATTTACATTACCAAGTACAAGCGGTTCAGCAAATAATATAATTACAACAAACGCTTCTGGTGTTTTGTCCATGACAGACATCTCAACATTAGTTACGGAAGATGTTGCTTGGCAATCTTCTGTTAAAACAGGAGATTTCACTGCTGTAGGTGGTGAAGGTTATTTTATAAATACAACAAGCGGAGCTATAACAGTTACTTTACCAGCTAGTCCTAGTTCAGGAGATTTTGTTGCTTTCAAAGATTATGCAGAAACCTTTGCTTCAAATAATCTTACAATTGCAAGAAATGGATCAAATATTCAAGGAGCTGCAAACGATTCTATTTTAGAAACAGATCGTGCATCTGTTGTTTTAATTTATGTAGATAGCACTGAAGGTTGGTTATACACTGTAGAGAATAATGTAGGTGATTTGGAAGGTCCTACCTATATTAGTGCGTCTGGTGGTACCGAAACAACTTCAGGAGATTACAAAATTCATACATTTACTTCCACTGGAACATTTACTGTAAACTCCGTTGGTAACTCTAAAGGCGGAGGCGCGGGTGTTTCTTATATGGTTGTAGCTGGTGGAGGCAGTGGTACAGGAGACGCTTCTGGCGGAGGCGGTGCAGGGGGTTACAGAGAGGGTAAAAACTCTGGTGATCCATACTCAGCCTCACCATTAAACGCACCAGCAGGTTTAACAGTATCTGCACAAGCTTACCCTATTACTGTTGGAGGTGGTGGACCAGCTCCTTATTCTTGTCAAGGGGCTAGTGGATCTAATTCAGTTTTTTCAACAATAACTTCAGCAGGTGGCGGAGGCGCTGGTCATCCTCCTGGTCCATCTCCTTCAGACAAAAATGGCGCTGCTGGGGGTTCTGGTGGAGGTGCAGGTCCTGCTGGATATCCATCTGGGGGCGGCGCAGGTAATACACCTCCTGTATCTCCTCCTCAAGGAAATGCAGGAGTGGGCGGTTCTCCTTATCCTTCTTGTCGAGGAGTCGCTGGTGGAGGTGGAGGCGCTGGAGGCGCTGCTCCTGCTGTTTCTAACACATTAGATGGCTCTGCTGGAATCGGCGGTGTGGGTGTAACATCAAGTATAACTGGTTCTGCTGTCGGAAGAGCAGGCGGTGGCGGTGGTTCATTAGGTGCATCATTTGAACCTATACCTGGTAGACCTAATAATGGTAATGGCGGTGGACCTTTTGGTGGAGGGATAGGTGGAACAGGTTCTGTTCCTGCTCCAGCAGGTGGTTCAGGTACAATTGTAGGAACTAATGGCACATCCAACACTGGAGGAGGTGGAGGCGGAGGTGCTGGTAACTCTCCAGGCAAATCTGGCGGTTCAGGTGTTGTAATTATTCGCTACAAGTATCAAAATTAATATGGTAAAAAAGTTTTATGTCTGAAATTAAAGTTAACAGTACGGGTGAAGTAAAATTATTTGACTCTGATAATTCAAATTATGTATCTATAAAATCTCCAGCAACAGTTGGATCAAATCAAACATTTGTATTACCTGATGCTGACGGTAGTGCAAACAATGCGCTCAAAACAGATGGCTCTGGTAATTTAGGTTTCGTTGATGTTACCTCATTAGTAACACAAGGTATTAAGTGGCAATCAACACTTAAAACATCTAACTTTACAGCAGTAAGCGGTGAAGGGTATTTTTGTAATACATCTGGTGGAGCTTTTACAGCGACATTACCAGCAAGTCCAAGCGCAGGAGCAATCGTGGCATTTAAAGATTATGCTCCTTCTTTTGCTTCATATAGTTTAACAATTGGAAGAAACGGTTCAAATATTCAAGGCAATTCCACTGACGCAGGATTAAACACGAACAGAGCTAGTGTGGTCATGGTTTATATAGAC